TCACGAAAGTGACGAAAGAAGGCGACGTGAAGAATCGGATCATTCTGATTTTTCAAACCGACAAGACCACCGAAAAGGAGGATGGCTCCACGGTGAACTGCGCCTATTGGGACTGGCACAATGTGCCGCAGTCCATCTCAAACGAGAACGGAAGCTTGCACAAGAGGCTGAAGGGCTGGGAGGTGGAAATAACGGATTACGCCACGCAAGAGGCGTTCGAGAAGGCGGTCGTTGGTCGGCCAGCCACGCTGGTGTTCACCCACAACACCGCTGAAAACGGAAAGACGTACTCCAACCTCGACAGCTGCACGCCGGTTGACGAGGGAGCGAAAGCGTTCGAGGCGGTGGACTACCAGAACTACAACGACGGAGCGCCGTTCTGATGTTCCTAGCGGCAACACCCTCTCCCAAGCGGGAGGTCAACGGTGACGGAGGCCATTGGTATGAACCCAATGGCGCTCCGTGCCACACCGTTAACGGAAAGGACGGGACAGCTCGCAACACAACTCTCCGAGATGCTCGGAAGTTGGGGCTGTACCCGTCTGTCACCGCGATCACGAAGATCGTGGCAAATCCATCGCTCGACCGATGGAAGCAGATGCAAATGCTTAACGCCTGTGTTAACTCACCCATAAAAGAGGGTGACAGCGTGGATGTTTATGAGGCGCGGATGCGAGAGTTGGCCGAGAAGAAGATGATGGACGCCAGAGTGTTTGGCTCGCTGTTTCATTCAGCCATAGATGAGCTGAATGTAACCGGCTACCTAGACGCGAAGTTCGACGAGATCAAGCCGTTTGTGAAGCACTACATCGAGTGGACTCGGGACAATCAAGTGTCCTTCTTGAGTACCGAGTTTGTGTGTGTCAATCACAAGCTCGGTTACGCTGGTCAGGTGGACGGGCTGGCCGTTGTCAACGGTAAGCTGACCCTACTCGACTACAAGACACAGGACGTGAAGAAGAACGCCAAAGGCGAACACAGGCCCAACTACTATGACAGCTGGGCGTGGCAACTGGCGGCGTATTCCAAAGCGGACTGGCCCAACAAGCCGAGACGCATCCAGCAAGTGATGAGCGTGGTGCTGTGTTCGCAAGAACCGTGCTACCCCATCATCAAAGTATGGACGCGGGAGGAACTGGCTCGTGCTTGGAAGGTCTTCAAAGCCAGCTGCCACATATGGCAGGCGACGAAGAAGTTTGATCCTGTCGTAAACGCAGAGCTGGTGTCCAATGGGAAAAGCGCAGAGAGAAAAGGGTAAGCGCGGCGAGCGCCAGCTCCGCGACTTGCTGCGTGACGCCGGTTTCGATTCGGCTTACCGCACGCAGCAATTCAGCGGGGCGTGTCCAGAGGGGTCTGCGGACGTTAGGTGTCCGCAGCTCCCCTCCATTCATTGGGAGGTTAAAAACGTCGAGAAGCTATCCATATGGGCCGCTATGGCCCAAGCGTTGATGGATGCTGCCGCCGGTCAAGTTGCTGTTGTTGCCCACACGAAGAACAACTGTGGGTTTCTCATCACCCTACGGGCCGAGGCTTTCATAGACATCCTGCGCCGCAGCGATCTGGTGGTTCAGCCCGAGCCGAAGAACCTCAAGCTAGAGAGTTTGGAGGTGGTTCAATGACCCTCCATCTGCCAGACGAGATAGCTGGTTCTCGCGAGATCACGGCACGCACCAAACTGGTGGCTGCCTTCACAATTTCTAACCCGCTGATTTCTAAAAATGAGGCGGCAAAGGCGCTCGGGATGAGCCGCTCAAGCCTGTTCAAATCGCTCGCTAATTTGAAGGAAATAGGCTTGTCAACGAGTCTCCCCGAGTACACCCCCGAGTCTCCCCGAGTACACCATAGTCTCCCCGAGTACACCCCAGACCCTAGTAGTGTATGTAAAGGTAGCGGTGGGGTGACAAATTCACATACAAAATCTTCACCCCAAAAAGCTGCCGCTTCTCCTCCGACGAAGGAGGAGGTGGAGGGGTACGCCGCGAGCAAGGGCCGCGAAGATTTGGTGGCTGACTTTTTTGCGAAGTACGACGCCGATAGGTGGATGGTCAACGGTGAACCGATGGCCAGCTGGAAGAGGATGTTCGACGGCTGGGCCAGACGCCGCCCGAAGGAAGCACAACCGACCCGCCGGAAGCGCACGCTAGAGGAGGCGCTGTACGACGTGGACAAGACTTACTAAATGAAATTACTACTACAAATCATATTCCTAACTACTACTATGAACCTAAATCAAACCATACCCAACGACGGAGACGCCGAGCGCGGACTGATCGGAGCTTGCCTAGCTGGCAAGTTCGATGATGTCCGAGCTGCCGGTGTCGGAGCTGAACATTTTTTCAACCTCAAGTGCGCCGGTATCTGGCGAACGATGAACGAGCTGGACGCCGAGAGGGAGTCGGTCAGCTCGGACGCCGTGCTGCACCGAGCCAAGGCTGCCCGCGACTACAGCGTGACGGACGTGCTGGACACCGAAATGGCCTGCCCCTCGCCATCGAACTGGACGTACTTCGCGGGCATCGTGGACGAGAAGCGGAAGGCCCGACGAGTGATGGAGGTGGGACAACGGTTGTCCGAGCAGGCGGCAAGAGCCGAGTCGCCGGAGCAGCTGGTGAGCGAGGCCGAGGCCACCATCTTCGGGCTGAACAGCAGCATCACGGCGCAGAAGGACACACGAGGCGAGTCGTTCCAGCGGGTGGTGGGCATTCTGGAGGAGGCACACCTTGGCGGTCAGATCGGAGTGCCGACAGGCATCCGCGATCTGGACAAGGTGATCGGCGGGATGAGGGGCGGTCAGCTGATAACGCTGGCAGCTCGGCCAGCCGTGGGCAAGAGCGCGATGGCGTGCAACATAGCCGAGCATCTGGTGATGAACGGTACGCCGGTTGCGTTCTTCTCGTTCGAGATGTCCGACGATGAGCTGAACCTTCGGATGCTCTGCTCGCTGTCCGACACCAACCTTATCGGAGACGTGGTGAACCGCAACGTCACCGACAAGGCGACCCGCGAAAAGATATTGGTGAAGGCCGCAACCCACGCACCCAAGCTACGCGCCGCACCGCTGTTCATTAACGACAACGGAAACCTAACGGTGGCGCAGATCGCCAGCCACTCCCGCCGTCTCGTCCGCAACCACGGCATCAAGGTCATCATCATCGACTATATGCAGCTGGTGCAACCCTCGCCGCACGACACGAAGGCGCAGCGTCACGTTCAAGTTGGCAACATCACGAGAGGTCTGAAGCAGTTGGCTATGGAGTTGAACATTCCCGTGGTTGGGCTGGCCCAGCTGGGTCGCCAAGTGATCGACCGGCCACGGCTGGCTGATCTTCGCGAAAGCGGAAGCATTGAGCAGGACAGTGATGTTGTTTTGTTTCTGTACGTTGACGATCCCGATATGCAGAGCGGGCCTAATATGTTGGTGAAGCTGGCCATCGGGAAGAACCGAGCTGGCCGACAAGCTGAAGTTGATTTGGTTTTTGTACGCAACAAGCTGCGCTTCGAGAGCGCATACAAAGTCGAACACGAGAAGTGGTTGAACGAAAGGAAGAAGCAGCTGGAGGCTTGAGCAAAGTGACGAAGCTGGCTCTCGCCCTGTTCGGGGGGAAGGTCGTGCCGCTTTGGAAAATGAAGGACATACCCAACTGGGGCGACTTCATCGACAGTTGGCCATCGAAGGACAAGAAGCACAGCGAGCAGCACAAGCTGCGGATCGAAGAGGCTAGGGGTAGGGAATGGTGGAGGAACCACGCGAAGAAGTTGCTGGCCGATCACCGCTCAAAAAAGAATGCGCTGGAGACGGCAGAGGTGGCGACAAGACTGTCCGACCCCAAGCTAAACGAGGAGCTGAAGGCGCGGATTAAAACAGCGAGATGATGGTTAAAAGTTTTTAGCCAGCTGGGCATAGAGCCGGTGGATGTCGCCGGACAGAGCGGGTTTTTTCATTGGTTTGATCCTCGCTTGTAGTTGAACACCAGCTGGCTCTTATTTTTTTTGTGGCAGAGCTGGACACAGTAGATGAAAGGGCGCTGAACGATTTGCTCAGCGCAATCATAGTGCAGGCAGCTATGGACTACGTTGACGCCCGCCAAGCTGGACTAATCACAAAGGGGGGAGGCGCGGATGAGGGGGCAATAAGGAGGCTGATGCTGAAGCGGTCGCGTATGTCGCAGACGTTGCCCAAATGGATGGAACCGCGCGACGTGTTCACCTGCGCGTGGTTCATTCATAGCGAGGCTATGCAAGACATAATGCCACACAACTGGAGCGTGAACCCCGACGCCATTCGCACGGCCGTGGTCACAGCATCCAAGTCGGCGGGCGGCAGCATCAACCACCATATGAAGAAGCAGGCTCTCGAATGAAAATGCGACGAGAAAGCAATGACAACAACACAAGACCGACGAAAACAAATGGACGCAGCCGCCCAAGAGGTGGTCAAGCTGATCCTTCGCGAATCCCCCGAGTGTGGCTGGGTGGACACAGCTGACAGCTACGCACGGGCGGACGGGCTGCTGTACTCCAACCGAGGAGGCCAGCTGACAGCTATCATTGAAATCAAGTGCCGAAATCTTGGCTTGTCGGGGTTGCTCGACCAGCACAAAGGAGAGCTAATGGTGGACGAGTCAAAGATCAAAGCCCTGCAAGTTATTAGCCAAATGTTGTGCGCCCCGAGCTACCTCGTCACCTATCTAATGGCCTCTGGAACCGTCATTAAGACAAAAATAACTAACGACAAAGGTGAAATAATTTGTATAAAACGAAGTGAGAAGGCAACCGCGTCTGCCGGTTTAGGCAAAGAAGCGGTTGAAAAAGAGATGGCCTATATTAAATTAGATGGCACACTTATCATCACAACCGAAGGCGTCTGCCGAAAGTTATGAGGCGCTCGCCACATATATCTTGCAGGAAGACGAGAGCCGGTGGCGGGTGCTTCACCTGAACCCCCTGCTACCAAACGAGCTGGCCTCTGGGTACGGCCTCCACACCCGAAACGCAGCTGAAACGCTGGCCAAAGAGATGGCCGAAACAACAGGGGGCGAATATCGTGGCCCGCTCTACGGCGACTACGGTGACAGCTGCCTCTGACTGTAGTGCGATTATAACGGGGGCGCTCGGCGAGTTGATGGTCGCGCATCAGCTTACCAAACGAGGCTGGACTGTCTGCATCCCTATGGTCGGCGGTAATTCGTCACACTTCGATCTGGTTGCAGCGAAGGGCGAGCAAGTTCACCGGATACAAGTGAAGGCCAGCAGCCGCTTGTGTGCCAATACAGGGGCGTATGTTTGGGGTGCGTCAAAGGGCAGCGGAGGGAAGACGCCCTACTCGCAATCTGACTTCGACTTCATCGTTCTCGTCTTCGTCACCAAGCCGATCCTCTACCTCGTGATGCCGGTTAAAGTTGTGGCACGAGTCGTGACGGTGAAGACGAAACCGAACGGCAAATACTGGCCGTTCCACGAGAAGTGGGATTTGTTGGAACGCCCAAGCGTACCGTAACCAATCGCTGCGTTATGTGTACCAGCTGTAACCCAGCCAGCATCGTAACCAACTGCTGCGTTATGTGTGCCTGTCGTAACCACACTTGAAGCGTAACCAATCGCTGCATTATGTGCGCCTGCTGTAACCGCACCAGCATCGTAACCAATTGCTGTATTATGTGTACCAGCTGTAACCTCGCAACGCATTGTTACCAATCGCCACATTGTAGTTACCAGTTGTAGCCGAAAAGAAAGCCCGCCAGCTTTTCAGCTGACGAGCCACAACAACGCTGCCGAAAGGATTCAACAACGAAAAAAGATAAGGACATAGCTCGGGAACTCCTGCAACAAAAAAGGCCAGCTGGTTTCCAGCTGCCCTGGGAACTCCCCAAACAAGAAAGGCCAGCTGGTTTCCCAGCTGACCTTTGCGTGACATAGTATCCTAGCTCCTATTTTGTATGCCGCCTCGACTCTCAACGAGGATGGGGGGTTACTCGACTTGCCGGTTGCAACCGCCTTACGTCTTCTTATCGTTCAGCCCCCTCGGCAATCTTCCATTACCAGCCTAATCTAGCTGGACGCTTTGCGAGCAGCTGATAGCTGCCTCGGTTTAGTGAGGCCGATGAGAAAAGAGTAAGCAGCCCTCTCTTTTGCTTTGGGCAGGCAGCTGTTTTCTCTCCAGTTCATACCTAAACTTTCCCACATTTCCTCCCGCTTCTTAATCATTTGCGCAACTCCAACTCAAGCCGGTTAAGGCTATGCTTGGCTCCCTCCATTGTGGTGTGAGTGCTGTGGCTCTTGCCTGTCACGTCATTGATGACGTTGCACTCTTGGTTGAACGCATCCTGCCGCCGCTCGATGTGTGCGAAGCGTGTCACGCGATACCTCTCGGCCAACGGTCTAATGTAGCTCATCGCAACACCTCCAATCTTTTGATATGCTCAAAAACTGTGCGTCAAAAGTTTCAGCCATTGAGGCCAAGACGCTTGGGTGAACTTCGATTCCCTTTTGGGAAGCCTCGGCAACGCGATCCATATTTTTCCCAAACGCCTCAAGCCGACGCCTTAACTCCTCGGCTCCCGCTTTAGTGCGCGGCCTCATCCAGCTGTGCTTCATCGCAACACCTCCATCTTAATCTTAATCAGCCCCGCATCTGTATGCGCCAGCTGCCTGAACGCTGCCCGAGACAAATCTATCTCGCGCCCCTTCACGAACGGCCCACGGTCGGTGATTGTGACAACCACAAACCTCGGCCCCAGCTTGCACCGAACCCGCGTCCCGAAGGGCAGCTTGCGGTGCGCAGCTGTCAGCTTGTCTGGGTCAAACAGCTCGCCGCTTGCGGTCGGCTTGCCCCGATACTTCTCGCCGTACCAGCTGGCGGTGACAAGCCCGTGCCTGTCACCGATCACCTTGCCGACAACGATCAGCGGGATGGCTGCGATTAACGCAACCATCACCGCCCATTCAATTATAAACAGCTGTTTCATTTTATTGTCTTTCCCTTTGACGGCAGCTCGCGCACTCGTCGCCGAACGTTTGCAATATGCTCGGCCTCCATCTGGTCGAGGAAGTCCTTCGACACTCGGCTGAACTTATGCGCTCGCACCACGTTGAGGGCTACCTCGGCCGTGCGCTTGCGGTTGATCGAGCTGTTCATCGTTTTGCCTCCCTTCCCGACCAGCCCAGCTGGGCCAACGCTTTGCGATACCGCTTGACCAGCGACACGTCTGCGAACTCGCCGCCTAACGTGTAGCCGTCGAGGTTGTCGAGTAGGTCAGCAATCTTCACAACAATCGCCGATAATGGCCCGTCGCTGATGTGTTGAATGTATGAGGCATACTCCCACCCCTCGCTGCGAGTCAGTCGAGCCACATCTTCGACCACCCATCCACCGAAGCCAGCTGAACGCAGAT